TATTAGTGTAAAAACAGTCGCAGATAAAGTATACGGGCTTTTAAAAGGTTTTGGATTCTCTGTCGATATTTTCGATAGTGCAGGTGAAGTAACCGGCGATCCAGCAGAAGCACTTAGATTTTTTGTAGAAGACCCCAATTTGCTTGTAACACTAAATGTCGAAGATAATGAGATAAGACTCAGTGTGTCAGAAAACACAGAGCAAACAGATAAACTTCGAGAGCAACTAACAAATCTTGCAAAAACATACTTAATGACAACAGATTTTAGAGTATTTGGAAAAACACTTAAACCAAGTAGTGAATCCACAAATATTAAAAAAGAGAGTAAAATGGAAGAATCAGGCGTAATGGAAGGTTTCGGCACAATGACCGGAAGCGTAAAAACAAGCTACCAGCCACTGGATAATGTTAAGATAATTGTTCGACATGCAAAGCCAGTAAATGAAGAAGTGCGCGGAGCAAGAAGTAGGAATATTAGTAAAATTTTTATACAACGAGGAGAAGAGCGATTTGCCTTCCCAAGTAAAAATTTAGCTGGCGCAAGGGCAATGGCACGACATATTCATAATGGCGGAGCAATGCACGATAATATCGGTGAAAGCATTGTTGCTATGTGCGGCGATCTAAAAACATTACGAGAGTTTGTACGTTATGTCCAGACCAATAATTTAGTAACAGAAAGCAATCAAGAATATGTTACTCTTGCTTTTGAAAATATTGAAGAAATTAGAAAAACATTTAAAAAATTAAGCGGTGTTAAAACATATGCGTCAGCAGTTGAAAGTGTTACAGATCACAGTAGCGTTGAGCTCATACAAGAAGTTGACTTAGAACAGCATTTTACTCAAACTCACTTTGACGACAAGGTTGCTAATGCAGTAGACACTATTAAGCATTTGGTTAATAGAAGAAATGCATTTGAAAGTTATATTATGTCTGCTATATCTAATGAGTCGTTTGGCGACCTAAAAGATATGATTGCAGAAAGCGGTGTAGAGTTTGAAAACCCGCGATCTAGATTAGGCTATCAAGTAGGCCAGATGAGTTCAGTTGTAAAAGATCAGCAGTTGTCAAGGTACTTAGGTAGTATTGGTAGCAAACTATCTAATGGAGGCACACTAGATGCAATGGAGTATAGGGCTGTAAAAGCATCGTTACTCTCAGCACAAAACCCTGCATCTTCACCAATAGCAGAAGATTTAGCAGAAGGCAGAACAAAGGAATACGAAGCATTTTTGAACACTTTTGTTACAAGTGATTGATAATCCAAAAAAAACTGATAATTTTTTAACATAGAATAAATAGTATCATAACAAAGACAGCGGTTATTGTCGTAAGACAAAAAAAGGTTGACAACATGGCTAAAAGAATATATTATAACCCAAGTTACTGCATAAACCCAGACGCAGCGACACACATGGCACATATTAGGAGAAAACATTATGGCATCTTTAGCAGAAATTCGAGCAAAGCTACAATCTATGGAATCAAAAGGTTCCAACTCACCGTCACAGCAAAGTGACAACGCAATTTATCCACACTGGAACATCGACGAAGGAACAAGTGCAACACTACGTTTCTTGCCTGATGCTGACACTACCAATGACTTCTTTTGGGTAGAACGACAAATGATTCGTTTGACCTTCCCAGGAGTAAAAGGTGGCGACATGAAGCCAGTAACTGTACAAGTACCTTGTGCAGAAATGTACGGAGACACTTGTCCAGTACTAACTGAGGTTCGTCCTTGGTTTAAAGACCCAAGTTTAGAAGACATGGGCCGCAAGTATTGGAAGAAGCGTTCCTATATTTTCCAAGGTTTCGTTACAGATAATCCTTTAAACGAAACAGCACCTGACAACCCTGTTCGCAGATTTGTTATTTCACCTCAAATTTTTAACATTATCAAGGCTGCATTAATGGATCCTGATATGGAAAACTTGCCAGTTGACTATGTTAACGGTACAGACTTCCGTGTTACTAAAACTACTAAAGGACAGTATGCTGACTATAGTACATCAAAGTACTCTAGGAAAGAACGTGCATTAGACGCAGTTGAACTTGCGGCAATTGATGCAAACGGCTTGCATACACTGAAGGAGTTTTTACCTAAGCGACCAGATCAAGCACATCTCCAAGCAATTGCACAGATGTTTGAAGCAAGTGTAAACGGTGATTTGTATGATCCAGAACAGTGGGGCAACTTTTACAAGCCGTATGGCGTAGAAGTTCCAAGCACTGCTGTACAGGCATCTAGTGCTCCAGCACAAGCAGCGCCAGCACAAGCGGCAGCTCCTGCTCCTGCTCCAGTAGCAGCACCTGCTCCAGTAGCACCTGCTCCAGTAGTAGAAACAGTAGCAGATACTACACCGGTTGTTGAGCCAACGCCTACAGCTGAAGTAGCATCTGCAGAGCAAACTGGCGAAAAGCCTAGCGCGGATGATATTTTAAATATGATTCGCTCTCGTAGTTAAGGAGTTAAATTATGCAAAAACCATTCGACTTGACTAAGTTCAGGACGTCAGTCACTAAGTCTATTGCAGGCATTAGTGCTGGCTTCCATGATCCTAAAGACTGGATCAGCACAGGAAACAAAACACTTAATTACTTAATCAGTAGTGACTTTAATAAAGGAATTCCACTGGGTAAGGTTAGTGTTTTTGCAGGTGAATCCGGATCAGGTAAAAGTTTTATCTGCTCCGGCAATATCACTAAAGCAGCGCAAGATCAAGGATGCCAAGTGGTATTATTTGATAGCGAAAACGCACTTGATGAGGATTGGCTACAAGCGTTAGGAGTAGATACTACACCTGATAAATTACTCAAAATTGGTGTTAGCATGATTGACGATGTTGCTAAGACCTTGAGTGATTTTATGAAAGACTATAAAAGTAACTATGGCGATTTAGATTATGAAGATATGCCTAAATTGTTATTTGTTATTGATAGTCTAGGTATGTTACTTACACCAACTGATGTAGCACAATTTGAAAAAGGCGACATGAAAGGCGATATGGGTAGAAAGCCAAAGGCTCTGACTGCCCTAGTGCGTAACATGGTTAACCAAATTGCACCATTCCCAGTAGGTATTGTTGCAACTAACCACACATACGCATCGCAAGATATGTTTGACCCAGATGATAAAATCAGCGGCGGTCAAGGCTTTATCTATGCAAGTAGTATTGTTGTTGCTATGCGTAAACTGAAACTCAAGGAAGACGAGGACGGCAATAAAACTTCAACTGTACAAGGTATTCGTGCCGCATGTAAAGTAATGAAGAGTCGTTACAGCAAACCGTTTGAGGGTGTACAAATTAAGATTCCTTATGAATCAGGCATGAACCCGTATAGTGGGTTGTTAGAGATGTTTGAAGCAAAGGGCATTGTGCAAAAAACTGGTAATAAACTCGAGTACACTAGCCCTATCACAGGCGAAGTTATCAAAGAGTTTAGGAAGCAGTGGACAGGCGAAAAACTCCAATTGATTATTGATGAATGGGGACAGAACCCACAGAAAGATGATATTGATGTAGGTGATGTAGATGATAGCGCATTTGAAAATAATGACACTGGAGAACTGATCGATGAATCCTGACATACAAGTACTTATTAGTGTTTGGGACACTATCAAAACTTTTATTCCAAAGAAGGATAGAATCGAGGCCTCGGAGCAACTTATCCGTGTACTTGACGAAGAACTTGACTTCGTGGGCATTGAGGAAGAATTTAGTTCCTTTGATTCTGTTCTGAAAGCTGCAGCAAAATCTCATTTTGATGTAGAGGAAGAAAACGATGATGAAGGGTTTGACTGGGAGTAAAGTAAATGGGATGGTATCGAAGCGTAGTAGACGATCTCAGTACCCTAGTTGACTCAATTGACTTCTATGAGAACGAACTTGAGGAATCCAAATACGAATGCCACATTAAGGGCAGCCTAGAGAAATCTAGTGCTGCTCTGCCTGGCATTACTGAGCATCGTTTTAACCAGTTACAGGAAATTGAAGCAATACTGGAGCACCTGAATATAGAATTGCGTAAAGAACGCAGTAAGGTTTTTCGAAAGTATCTGGAAACATACAATAGGCAGTTAAGTAGCAGAGACGCCGAAAAGTTTGTTGACAGCGACGATAGCGTAATAAACTTAACACACCTGTGTAATCAGTATGCATTAATTAGGAATAAGTATTTAGGAATAATGAAAGGCCTGGATACTAAGCAATGGCAAATAGGGCATATCACTCGGTTACGAACTGCTGGTATGGAAGATATAGTTATTAGTTAAGATGAAACAAATTATTGATTTGTCTGAGGTTTACAACACTGGCACAGTCAGTAGAAGATACCTTATACCATGGCTATCTAGTAAATTGGGTATACATGACAATTATGTCATAGTTAACGATAATTTACTAAATTACGAATTACCTGAGCTCGCTTGGTTTAACACTATTGTATTGGACGTGAGTCACAACCCAATGGACGCACTCAGTCAACAGCAAGTTCGGTCATTTGTAGATACACACAAAAATAAGAAAGTAGTGGTTCTTAGTGACGATGCTACTGAGGATAACTATACATCTTACTTTCATTTACCGTACAGCCAAGCCGAATATCCAATAGAAGAAAAATCAATCGAACACAAATTCTCTTGTTTGAATTCTGTTCCTAAGATACACAGGCTTATCATGCTGAATAAGATTTACTCGCACAATTTACAAGAGTCTGTGTTGCACAGTTTTCTTTGGGATAAGCAACAGCATGCTAAGACTCATTTACAACAAGACTACTGGCAACAAGACATACTGGATTACTCGGACGAGTATGAATATTTTTTAAGCATGCTCAAGCATATTTGTCCGATCACAATCGATGATCTTTCAGATACTGATCCTTATGTTAACGATCATACAGTAAGTAGCCCAGCATATAATCAAACAGCACTGAATATTATAACAGAGAGTTCGTGCAAACGTATGTTCTTTACAGAAAAAACTTGGAAGCCTATATATGCAGGACAGTTGTTCTTATCAATAAATGCTCCTGGATCTATCAAAAAATTAGAGCAGTTTGGATTTGATACCTTTAAAGACCTAATAGACCATTCTTATGACGAAGAAACTAATTTGGTAAAACGTGTAGATTCTTGCGCCAAAGAGATAGATCGCTTAAACAATGATATATTGGACATATACCATTATACAGCAAACCGCCGCCAGAAAAACTCTTTGCATTTGCAGAGCAATGAATTTAAACAACTTGTTGAGATACGTGTATGATACATATTTTTTGGGCAGGACGATTTGCTAAAAAGAGCCTAGTAGTACAAGAGTGCGAACAGTATTTGTATGATCAGTGCAAGGACATAACACACGATGTAGATATAACAATTGATTTAATAACTGAGCTAGAAGATCAGTTGGGCGGCTTTTGTTATGGTGATAATGAACATATTGTGATAGGCTTGGGCAGGAAGAGCCATGGGGGCTACTTTACAAGAAATGAAGTACTTCGCAACCTTATGCATGAACTCATACATGCTAAACAGTTGATATTGCACGAAATCGACCACGGTTTGATGAAAAGGCGCTACGAAGACCAGCCCTGGGAGATTGAAGCATACCGCAACGAAGACGCTTTATGTGAAAAATATTTCAAAAAGTTCTTGACTTCCTGATGGAGTGGTGCTAATATATTGATTAATGTTAACGTTATGTAGGAGTAACCGGATGTTTGAATACGATAAAACAAAGTCATACAGTATAAATTTTAATGAGTGGCTGTGGTTAAACACAGAAGAACGCTCGTTGTATAAAGAAGAAGCACTTAGTGCTGATGAAGCGAAGAAGATATTCGATCAACTTTACGGAAATTTTAAGTAATGCCAACTCATGCAATGATAGATATTGAGACTCTAGCTACAAAAAGCGATGCAGTTGTGCTAAGTGTTGGCGGAGTAAAGTTTGACCCCACATCCGATGCAGTACCACATTCTCCGCTAATGATGCGATTAGATATTGACGAACAATCGGAGAAAGGCCGTATTGTTGATCCCAACACAGTTGAGTGGTGGTCTAAGCAAGATAAGGATATCCAAGAAGATGCGTTTAAGGTTGACGGTCGAGTATCAGTGGAGCATTTTTGCAACGAACTAAACAAGTGGTTTGTTGGTTGTGATAAGAAGTGGGCACAAGGCCCCAGATTTGACTATGGTATTCTAGAACATCTTTATGAGCAGTACGGTATACATAAAAACTGGTTTTATTGGGAAGAAGCAGATAGCAGGACCTTGTTTGAATTAGTCCCTGGTGATCCTAGAAAAGACGTTGCCGGAAACCAAATAGACCATCATTCGGCCCTGGCAGACGCATATAACCAGGCTATTGCAGTGCAAAAATCTTACAGAGTACTTGGCATTGGGGAAAAAATATCATAAATTCATGATGCATGGCAATGGAATACTTGGGTGTTTGGCAGTTTTTTCAGGTGTCTATTTCAGCGTTAACTACTTGATTTACTTAGGTTTATATAACTTCGTATGCACATACATAAGTTATCGAATATTAAAAAGCCTTATAAATCAATAACTTACCTTCCTTAAAAAAGTTGCCAGAAAAACTGGCAAAAAGGTTGACTTTCCCTTCAAAATCCGTATAATAGTACTTGTAAATTAAATAAACGGATGACATTTTATGAAACAGTTTGTAAAGATCAAGCAAGGCACTTACCGTTCTAAGGTTATTGAGAACTTAGTTTTCCCAGTTATTAAGCCTCTTAATATTGGTAAGAAAGGTGCATTTATCACTGTAGATGGTACTGATGCATTAGGCGATCAGTTTGCAAAAATTCGTGTACTTATTACTAACCCATCGGACGATGTAGAGTATGTAACACCAGGTGTGTTTGCAGAGCAACCAAAAGTTGCATCAGTAGAGGACACAACCGAAGAGGAGTCCGAAGATGATGCTATTGAGCGGATCAAAGAGCGTTTCGATATCCTTGATCGTATGACTCATGCTGTAGCAGAAGGCACAGTGCGTGGTATGATAGTAAGTGGTCCTCCAGGTGTTGGTAAGTCATTTGGTGTTGAAACTGTATTAGAAGATTATGACATGTTAACTCAAGTTGCTGGCAAGCCAGCCCGCACTGAAATTGTAAAAGGTTCTATGACCCCAATTGGTCTATACCAGACACTGTACATGAACAGTGACAAAGGCAATGTTCTTGTTTTTGATGACTGTGATAGTATCCTGTTTGATGAAGTTTGTTTGAACATGCTGAAGGCAGTACTTGACTCAGGCAAGAAGCGTACAATTAGTTGGAAGTCTGAGAGTTCAGCATTGCGTAGGGAAGGAATCCCAGATCGGTTTGACTTTGCAGGCGGCGTAGTATTCATTACTAACGTGAACTTTGAAAATGTCCGTTCTAAGAAGATTCAAGATCACCTTAGTGCGTTGATGAGTCGTTGTCACTACTTGGATTTGACTATGAACAGTGTCAAGGATAAATTCATCCGCATCAAGCAAATTGTGCGAGACGGCATGCTAGACGATTACAACTTCGGTGAAGAAGGTAAGAGTGAAGTAATTAACTTCATGGTCGATAATGCACAAAAACTTCGTGAGATTAGTTTGCGTATGGTGTTGAAGATTGCAGACCTCAAGCAAATGGACAACGACAATTGGGTCAGACTTGCCCAGACTACGTGCATGAAGGGTGGTATCTAATATAAGTATACATACTAACGATTCCCCCGGTGCTCAACCGTTAGTCATCCCCCCAAGAGCACCACGAAGCCCGGAACCCCTCCGGGCTTCACTTTTTACTTGACTTATTCTTGATTACATGTATAATTACTGGGTTAATTAACATAAGGATAATAATGAGTAATAAAATTAACTTTTTGACTTGTATCGCACTAGTTACTTCCGTATCTTCTGTGAATGCACAAGACATTGATATAGAAGAAACCGTTGTAGTCGGACAACGAATAACAACCACAGCAGTAGACCCAGTTCATACGTCACGATTAGCAAGTGCTGTTCTGCCTGCGTTTACTTATAATCCAGGCGGCTACGGCGGCGTTATTGGGTTCAACCAAACAGGCGCACAATCGGTGCACACAACAGTATTTGTTAACGGCATACCCGCTAACGAGCCCGGAACAGGGCTGTATGACTTTGGACATGATATAGCATCGGGGCAGACAGTTAGATACATATCTGGTCCTAATGGAGTACTATATGGTTCAGGAAGCATTGCTGGCACAGTATTAATCGAAGACACAATAGATTCTGGTGTAATAATTAGGCACGGGACAGACCATTCGTATGCATCGGTTGCATCGGACAGTGTACAGCTTTTAAAATTCAATTCGGAACATCCTAGTGTTAGGAATGATAATACAGAAAAAGATCGATACAGTAACGTGTCTGGAAAGTTTAACTACGATTTTGACAGATTTACTGTGACAGGCAAGTATACAGATTATGAATACGACTACGATAATTGCTATACTGCTAGTTTTTCTCAATCAAACGATTGTCGTCAAATAGGAGATCGGTATGTTTTAACTGCTTCTAATGATCATTTTGTATTGGGCCGTAGCGAGAACAAGGCAGAATTCTTCACTGAACAAGACTCTACATTTAGTAATACTAGTAGTAGAGACTATGTAAAATTAATGGATACTCGATCTACTACATACGGACCAAATTCGCTCGATGACTATGGTTGGCTGTTTGCTAATTTTACTTTTGACTACGGTGTAGATTACAGTAACGAGGAATATAACGAACACAGCCAACAAAATATTGCGGGTTTCTTCAGCACTAAGATAGATTTAGTGCATACAAAATACAGCATTGGTATTCGCAGAGGCAACGATGGACAAAACTCGCACAGATTTGGTTTCGAGCAAGGCAAATTATATGCCAGTATAGGCACAAGTTTTAGACGTCCTAATCTTTACGAACTACATGGAGACTCGTGGGTACAATCAAATCCAGAATTAGAACCTGAAGAAGGTCGTGGCGTTGAATTTGGTTATGGGCCGATCGGTTTTTTCAAATATAGATTTCATGAAACCATTGATTATAACTATTCTGATAATATTTATTATAACGCTGGCAAGTACAACTCAAAAGGTGTAACATACAGTCAGGCATTTGGCCCAGTGTCTGTGACAGCAAGATACACAGATACAACGCAACCTCGTACACCTAAGTACGCAGGCACAATAGAAGCGACTAAAGATTTATGGAATACTACCTTCACAGCAACGTATGCGTTTAATTTGGATAGAAAGCCCGGGCCATATGACGGTACTGTGCTAGAAGATCTACACAAAATTAATGTATTTGCTACAAAAGATTTTAATGATATTATACTGACCTTGCAAATAGAAAACTTGTTAAATGATGAGATTGAGGTAGTTCCGTTTTATAGTAATATTGGTAGACAATTTTCCTTGACATTGGCATATGATTGGTAGTATAATGTACGCTGTTCCTATAGAAGAGAATCTTATTAATGGCTAAATGCACACTTGAAATCAGAGATGAAGTAAACGTTAAGTTTGTAGGTGTGGAACCTAAGACTAGACGAAAGCTATCTGATGCTGTTAAGTACATGTTGCCGTATGCATACCACATGCCAGCTTATAAGTTAGGTAGATGGGATGGGTGTGTCAGGTTCTGTGATGTCGGCGGCAGAACATATTTAAATTTACTTGATAGACTTCTGCCTATTGTGCAAAAGGAAGGCTATGAAATAGAGCTAGATGATCAGCGCCAGCAATGGTCCTTTAACTTTGATAAGATTGAACTTGATAGGTTTAAGGATACATTATGGCCTAAGGGACATCCTGCTGAAGGAACCCCAGTCATACTCAGAGATTACCAAGTAGATGTCATTAATGAATTTTTAGCAAACCCGCAATCTATACAGGAAATTGCTACTGGCGCAGGCAAGACATTGATTACAGCCGCATTAAGTAACTTGTGCGAGCCTTACGGGCGCAGTGTAGTTATTGTGCCCAACAAGGATCTTGTAGTTCAAACAGAAAAAGATTACAAGAACTTGGGGCTCGATGTAGGCGTACTTTTCGGGGACAGAAAGGAATACGACAAAACGCATACTATTTGTACGTGGCAAAGTCTCAGTATCATGGATAAGAAAAGTAAGAAATTTGAAGCAGACTTTCCAATAGATCAATTTCTCACCGGCGTAGTATGTATTATGGTCGATGAGGTGCACAAAGCAAAAGCTGATGTATTGCGCAATTTATTAGGCGGCGCATTTGCTAATGTTCCTATTAGGTGGGGACTAACAGGCACTATACCTAAAGATGAGCATGAAGCAATAGGATGTGTGTGCTCTATAGGTCCTGTAGTTGGTAACTTGAGTAGTAAGGAACTCCAGGACAAAGGTGTATTAGCAGAGTTAGATATTGATATATTCCAGCTACAAGATGGTGTTATGGGCTTTGGTAACTATGCACAGGAGCTGAAGTGGTTGGTCACAGATCCTACACGAATAGATGTGCTCACCGGAATTATATCAAAGTTAGCTGACGCTGGTAATACACTTGTGCTGATTGATCGAATTGCAACGGGAGAAATGTTAGCGGAAAGGAATCCAGACTGGGCATTTATTAGCGGCAGGATGAAAACAACTGACCGGCAAGACGAGTATGCAGAAATTAGTGAAGCGGATAATAAGGTAATTGTTGCTACATATGGCGTAGCGGCAGTAGGTATTAACATACCCAGAATCTTTAATCTAGTTCTTTTAGAGCCAGGCAAAAGTTTTGTAAGGGTAATACAAAGCATAGGTAGGGGCATACGTAAAGCTGAAGACAAAGAATACTTGCGTGTGGTTGACATTACTAGCAATTTAAAGTATAGTAAAAGGCATTTAACAAAACGTAAAGTGTTTTATAGAGAACAGGGCTTTCCGTTTAAAATAACAAAACTGGAGTATTAATGAAGATATTAACTGTTGAAAACACAGTCTACGAACTAGACACAGTACCAGATCAGATAGACGACATACGATTTAGTGTGTTTGATACGTCCGACAAGGAATGGATGGACTACTACTTCCTACCATTGATATTTTTAGAAAGTTTCTATGCACCAGCTGTTTGCTTGCGTATCGGAGACCATGATATACAGATGCCTATGGATTGGAGTATAGCAATTACTGACGAGGATTTAACAGCTCTAGAAGTTATTCCTCTTACTAGTTTGAACAACAGAGGATTTTTAACTGCTACAATCAATCCGTTATCCAATCGTAGATTAGAGTGCAAGGATATTTCGATAACTAATATCTATCAAGATGTGAAATGGTTTTTTCCTAAATTAAAAAACGGACATATGCTAGTAGTTCCTTTAAGTGATGGACCTAACCCACCTTGTGCATTGTTCGTTAAAGAACTTAACAAGATACCTAACACATTAGACATTGCTAATTTATTAGATTAACTTTTAAAACTTGAGACAGAGGACAGACAAATGAGCACATTAGATGAAGACATTGATAAAATGACTGAAAAGTTGAGAGGTCGTAAAAGACGCTTTCGTATCGAAGCAGGAAGATATGGCGGCGAGTTAACCATAGGTCAAATTAATTCGGACTTTGTGGATTATTGGTTAGACCAAGAGGCTGACGAGGGCGATTTAATCGACCATATCAATAGCTACGAATGGGATACAGAAGATGGCAGAGATACTGCCGCTCCAGAGATAGATGAGGATTTTAATGCTTGGTTCGATACTGACGATGTTGAACACGTCAACGGCGCATACTCAGACGGTCAGTGGGTAGCGTATGAAGTTCCTGCAGACGGATCCGATGATTATGATTACGACAATGATCAAAATTTCGAAGCTAATCATCTTTTCAGCAGAGAAGCATACCACAATGTTGAAATTCCAGACACAGATGACGATGATTTAATTCCTGTCTTAGCGTTTCATAGTGGAGAGAAGGGGAACTTCGGTTGCTGGTTTGTAGAAACCGAAGGTGAAGATTTTGATGCAGATAAGGTGTGTTTTAGTTCTGTTGAAACAACTATTGCAGACATCGTAGAACGTGTATGGTATAACAAAGAGGAATTAGAAGCTGAGTTCGATTACGCAGACACAACTGGTAAAGGCTACTACGCATCTGTCGGCTATATGAATAAAAAATGGCACGACAAATATGATCTGTACTCTGAAGAATATTTAGAAGAGAATGGATATTTTGATGACCTATAACCATAATTATCTCGATCAATATATTCGAACAGTACCAGATTTCCCGATACCCGGTATACAATTTAAAGATATAACTAGTCTGTTAGAACACCCAACTGGATTTTCTTTAACATTACATGCGTTAGAAGAAGTTGCAAGACAGTTTTCTGCTAACTGTGTTGTGGGTATTGAAAGCAGAGGGTTTGTATTCGGTGCACCGTTAGCAAATAAACTGACTATTCCTTTTGTAATGGCACGAAAGCCGGGCAAGCTGCCAAATAATACCGTTAACAAATCGTACGAGTTGGAATACGGTTCTGCAGAGTTACACATACAGGAAATGTCTCCTATACACGGCAAAGTACTTGTTGTTGATGACTTAATTGCCACCGGCGGCACAGCTATAGCATGTGCAAGTTTAATACACGAAGAGTGGCGCATACCTAAGCAGGATATAATGATTTTGTCTGTTATTGATCTTCCTGTATTAGGCGGCTCTACTAAAATTGTAGATAGCGGATACAAGTGTGTTTCGCTACTGGAGTACGATGATGAATGATATAATTTTAATTGCATTAGAAGCAGAAGCGCCAGAGATGGCAACATGGCCCAGTGTATTTTTTACTGGAGTAGGCAAAGTTAATGCCGCTATCACCGCGGCAACACTAATTGAGCGGTATAAGCCGAAACGTGTTTGGAATTTTGGTACTTGCGGAGGTATTACTTTGGGTACTGGATTATATGAAATAAAAAACTTTGTAGAGCGTGACAGGGATCGATGTCCTGAAACACTAGATGCTGTAGTTGCCCCAGAGCCTAATCTGATCAGTTTGGGTGAAGGGTATACTTGTAGCACCGGAGATGATTTTGTAATGGATTCTAACTTAGAACTTCCAGCAGATGTAGTAGAAATGGAAGCATACGCAATTGCAAAAGCCTGTAAATCAGCAGGTGTCGAGTTCCGTTGTTATAAGTATGTTAGCGACTCTGCTAATGAGAACAGTGATGTTGATTGGGTAGAGTCTGTAAGCAACGGCGAATCACATTACATAGGCATTATTAATGGCTAAAGCACCCCAAATACCTTTATCAGAAGTCATGAAAGCAATTGACAAAAAAGACAGAGGATGGTATAATAAGTTAACTGATGAAAAGAAAAAAGCATTCAGCGCATGGATGATGATGAGGTATGCAAGTAGTGTACAAGGTGCATGTGCACCTGACTATTTGTGGATGGTTAACGAGCTTGTAAATCACAAGTTTAGTGATGTTAGCAAACATCCCGAATTACAGTGGCTATTATTTACAGCCGCCGGAATCGGTAAAGTGCAGAATCATCCTTATATTAAGCCTCCCAATAGCAAGCGTAAAAAGAACAAGCGTTCTCAATTTATAGCAGATCTGCTACCGCACCTCAAACAGGACGAAGTCGATTTGTTACTGTCGATTAATACAGACGAAGAACTAAAAGACCTTGCTATGTCTGCAGGTATGTCTAATAAAGAAATAAAGGAAGTGTTCAAGTAATGGAATGCAAGTGGTGTAAAAAGTCCTTTACTACCGAGCGTACTCTAAGTGCACATATGTGTGTTAAAAAAAGACGCTGGTCCGATAAAGATTTGAGCCATGTACGCTTGGGCCATAGGGCCTTTCAAATGTTTTATGAGATGAATACATCTGCAACTAAGCCTAAAAGTATGGAAGACTTTATACAAAGTCAGTACTATGAGGCGTTTGTCAAATTCGGAAGAGCTTGCAAATTAAATGAATGGATGAGTCCAGAACTTTACACAGAGTGGCTTATAAAGAACGGCATTAAATTAAAAGATTGGCCCAGCGACAAACAATATGAAACATATTTGAGGGAGTTCTTAAAAAAAGAACCCGGACTAAAAGCACTAGAACGCACAATTATATATCTTGCAGAATGGAGCAAGGAAAGCGACTACAGTTGGCAAGATTATTTTGCTACAGTTTCCTCGCCTAGAGCTGTATATGATATCCGAGCTGCAAAAATTAGCCCTTGGGTATTATACCTGTGTAACACAGGAGATCAACTTTTAACAAGACTGTCTTCGGAGCAAGTTGAAATGATTAAAGAACTGATCGATCCTCCTTTTTGGATGAAAGTCTTTAAAACCAACAAGGCGGAAGTCGAAACAATTAAACAAGCATGCAAGGATGCAAATATATGAAAGTAAAATTAATCAGTCATAGTCAAGCGCCGGATCACAGTGATTCAGCATTAGATTTAGTTGCATACTGTGCAAGAGTAAGTAATCCAGATAATCAAAACAATAAACTAACAAATGAAAAACTTGTAAAGTATTTGATGAAACACAAGCACTGGTCCCCACTTGAAATGGTGAGCGTTTGTTTGGAAGTAGAAACAACCAGAGACATAGCAAGACAATTGCTACGTCATAGAAGTTTTAGTTTCCAGGAGTTTAGTCAACGTTATGCTGACCCAACACAGGACTTAGACTTTATGACTCGTGAAGCACGATTACAAGATCCTAAGAATAGACAGAACAGCATTAAATCAGACAATGACGGCTTAGAAATCGAATGGCATAAACGCCAACGGGAAGTGATAAAAGCCGCCACAGACGCTTATACGTGGGCTGTAAGCAACGGTATTGCTAAAGAGCAGGCAAGAGCAGTACTACCGGAAGGAAACACGTTAAGCAGGCTGTACGTTAACGGTACGTTGCGTAGTTGGATTCATTACATTGAGTTACGTGGGGCCAATGGTACACAACAAGAGCATATGGATATTGCCCATGTTGTAGCAGATGTTATTGCAAAGATATTCCCACTTGCAGAAGAGTTTAAAAATAAGGAAATTTAATTTGCAGTACTGTGTAGGGGTTACGATACATGCGTTCACGTGAATGCATGTCGTGGTAATTAACACACAGGAGACAATATATGAAGTATTTACTACTATGTTTGACACTCGTTAGTTTGAGTGCTAGTGCACAAACCGTTATCGAATATGGTAATGGTGAAGTGTACACTGTTGGTGAGGATGAGAAGGTCTTTATCACCCAACAAGATAACTTGTACAGTTATCATCCTTACCAGAAGACCGTACAATTTAAAAAGTTGTGGCCTTCTACAAAGGTCGATGCACCACCATACACACCAAATCCAAATCCGAAGGGAACACAGGAATGGTGTGAAGCGCATGAGTTGCATGAAAATGGTTACACGTTCGATGATCAAATTTGGTACCGTGATTGTGATGTCACAGGCGATGGTCAATACAATCAATGTGATTGGTATGAACCTACTGGTGTAGCTTCCTTTGAGGAAACAGCATGGCAAGACTTATGTAATAACGGCGATCCTTGGGATGGCGAATCTTAATTGATTACTAGGGCATGGACGCCCTTTTATATGAGGAGTTATAATATGGAAAGACAAGTTGAATTATTAGTTAACACTATGGAAGAATGCGGCGAATTAATACAAGCCTGTAGTAAAGTTATCCGCAGTAACGGAAAAACAAAATACTTAAATAACTTGCAGGATGAGATCGGTGATGTTATACTAATGATAGAATTACTAAAACAGCACGGCTATGTCACCGACGACCATATAGAAGAACGTAAAATAGCGAAGCAAAAGAAATTAATAAAATGGAGTAATTTATATGCATGACCCCAATGACCCATATTACCCGTTAGATTTTAACGTTGTTACAGTAGACTCACCTTTAAGTATTTCTACACACGATTCAATGTATACTGATACTATTACATCCTTTGATTTGAATACATTGAATCTAGATGATATTATCCTAACCGGTCCCACTTCTAGTGACACTATAGAACTAGATAACTCTTTATACGTAGGAAGTGCAAAAATCGACGAGCAAAAAATTAAGTTACTTGATGCACTAATTGAAACAATTAATAACTTACCCGAAGACAATGAATTACGCTCACTGTTTGAAAATGTTCAAATGCTTAATAAGATGAAAAATGCAGATTAATTTTGATGTAGATATCGATATGGCTGATAGAGACAAGTTCTTGAACTTGATCAACCATATACCTGCTGCTATAAAGCGTGACTCAGAATTTGAGAAGCATAAGACTGGCGTTTATTTCCAGCCTATACCAACTTTTCCTTTAAAGGGCTACAGTACCATAGATCATAAAGAAGCTGAAAAAGCTGGATATTTCAAAGTAGATTTTTTAAATAACACTATCTATCAAACCGTTCGTGATGAAACACATTTAGATAAGCTATTAAATACTGAGCCTATGTGGGACCTACTACTGCATGCAGAGGTTGTCAGTCAGTTATATCACATTAACAACTATGCCCACATAGTTAAAGACTATAAACCTGTAAATGTAGAACAATTGGCGATGATATTGGCTATTATACGTCCTGCTAAAAAGCATTTAATAGGCGAGTCGTTTGAAGAAATTGTCAAAACAGTGTGGGATAAACCCGTAAGTGGTGAGTATTATTTTAAGAAGGCGCATGCAATTGCGTTTGCAACAGCAATTATTGTGCAATTAAACTTGATTTGCGAGGGGTTAACTTAGTCTACTTTTTTAACTAGCTGCACAGTGCGGCGCTTGATTCTTTTCTTTAAAATATTCTGCATACTGGTTACAGGGCCAAAGACAACTTCAACTTCTTTCACCATAAATGATCTTAAGGTATGTTTGAATGACTTCATCTCAGTGTATAAAAATACATCTATCGGTAAGAGCCGGTTGCTCTCCCACCACCATAGGTCGCCATGGTCTAACATGAGTCGTTTTTCTTTATTGTTTGCACACTTCTCTATATCATAAAAACTTATTATATGATTGTCTTTGTTCTGAACTATACCAACATATTCTGCGTTATTGAAGATAATGCACGTTAAGAAAGGGAATTTTTTTTGTAAATCATC